GGTTTCGTAGAGTGGATGTTTTGTTTTCATAGTACATATACGATATGTTGGTGAATGAACCGTCTTGAAAGTTTAATGACTTGTACAAATTACCGCTGGAGTAGTCATTGTCTGAATAGCTTACTAGATATTGTGGTGTATATGTTTTTTCAAAGTGTTTAAGTAGTCTGGATGCTCCACCAACTATATTTGTATGGAGTGAGGTGCAATATCTTACTAGTTCATATTTACCACACGTTTGTTTGTTTCCTAAATTTACTCGCAGCTTACTGAATCCCATACATGCTACTAATTGTCCATCGTGGTATAGTCCAAGTTTAATTTGTGTGGGTGAATGACCTTGTATGTGGTTTAGTGTGCAAAATTCTTTGTATTTTCGGCTAGATACAGATTGTATAGTGCATTTACGTGCAAATATTTTGTTTGGGGTTAAATTCAGTTTGTTTAGTAACATGGACTTAACTATTTTTTGTTTGATTGGATTGGTCCACTGGTGTTCCCAAATATGAAATATTTTAATACCGTGGCTAGAATAAAAATCAGATTTTTGTTTGTGGAAGTCCGGTGTTTTAAATAAATGTGAATGCCAGTAACACCCATTTACCTCCAACCCTAAATTGAATTCGGGTAAAAATATGTCTATTTCCTTCCTGCCCATAGTGTGTCTAGGTATGATTTTGGTGGGTGAGTGTGACGATATGAAGTCAATTAATTCGTATTCGTACGACGATGAATAGTTTAAATGATCTGACGCGCATTGAGTACATCCGCAACCTTGTAAATGATCACCAATGGTTTGCTCAAATTCACCATGTACTGGGCAAATGATTGTGGTTTTACTGAATCTACCGTTGTATGTGGATTTAGAGTAATCGTATTTGTTGTCGTGTATCAGTGGTGCCTTCTTTATGAATTCACGGAAATATTTGTGGTTTTGGTCAGTTTTGGAACAGTATGGACAACCATAACCCTGCAAATGGTATGCTGGTTTGGTCGTGAAATCACCATGTTTTTTGCAGGTGATTACTACATCCACTATGTTGCTGACATACTGAGTTTTATTGTACGTGTATTTGTTTGGGTGGATTGATTGTGCTTTTGATATGAATTCAGATGTGGTGGAACGTTTAACACATTTGGGGCATCCACTACCATTCAAATGCGTGAATATGGTTTGTTTAAATGTGTGGTTGTTTGTACAGGTGATGTTGATTTTTTCTAGTCCGTTCACGTATTTAAAGTCAGCATATGTGTATTTGTCGCCGTGTATTTCTTTAAATCTATCCAGCACCGTCTGCTTATCTAAACGTATATTTGTTTTGGCGCATGATGGACATCCACGTTGCGCAGATATATGTTCTTCAGGTGTTAACTGGAAATCACCATGTTCATGGCACGTTATGGTAATGGGGGTGGAGTTGTTGGTGTATACTGAATTATTGTATGTGTATTTGTTTGGGTGGATTATTTGTGATTTGTGTATGAAACCATCCAAATTTGATACATTACCACCCAGTGTTTCTCGCCTGCATTTGGAGCATAACGGTAAATTGTTTTTGAATAGTTTGTATGGTATGAATTTAAATTCACCATGTGTGGGACACACTATAGTAATAGCATTGTTTGAGTTTGTGTATGTTACTTTAGTTAAATCATAATTGTACGACCCATAGTGTTCTTGCAACTTGTTTAGTATATATTCTTGTGTATGTGGTTTCATGTGGGTGTTTTTGAGGTAAAATTATATGCAATATACAAAAAATCCCTTGGGTAGCCAAGGGATAATTGGAAGTATATTTAGAAGTTTAATACACAGTAATCAGGACGGATTGTCATTTTGATGTTTACTGCAACTCCGTCGTCGTCGTAGTTAAAATCACCGAAATTAACGTTGGTTGGAAATGCACCTTTAACAACCCACTCACTCACGATATCACCTACTGGTCCAAGTACGTTGAATGTTAAGTCTTTCTTGTAGAAATCAGAGTAACCATCTCTACCTGTTACTGACTCGTGACCTAAACGGATCCATTCCATTACCGCTTGTGCACCTGAAGGAGTGATTGATGCAAATAATGTTAAGTCAATCGTGTTCCATTTAGTTTTACCTTTAACGAAACGTTGAACGTTAATGTGGTTTAATTCTACTGCGGTTTGGTCTAATGTTACAGCGGATACTCCTTTTACTAGGTAAGCAGGTATACCGTCAATGTACATTACGAATCGATTTGACTGAACAGGTTCGAAAGCCGTGTAAAAGATCTCACTTGAATTTAATATTGGCATGTTGTGTAAGTTTTAGTTTTGTTTATAAATATTCACATTTTCAATTTTTACCCAGGAAATTCTGCTCCAGTTGGTAATACTACGAAGTCTAGTGAAATAAATTCTGCTGTTTTAGTTGGTTGTATGTAAATTTGTCCTACTAATTGGTTTCTGTCGATAACATCTGGGCCATTGTTAGTGTCATCCATTACGATACGGAATGCGTACAGACCTTGTTTTTGTTGGATGTTTTCTAAGTATGGGCTAACACGGGATAAGAACAATGAACGTGTACGTTCTGTGTTTTGTTCGAATACAATGTTGTCTGCTAATTGACCGATATATCCTTTCAACTCGATTAATAAACGTCTAACGTTTACTCTGTCTAGTGCGGATGTACCTTTTTGTAGCGTTTTTTGTCCGTAAATTACTACACCAACTTTAGGCATTGTTGCTAATGGGTTGATGTTGCTTAAATACAATTCGTCTTTTTGTGCTTGAGACAATTTGTATTGAGCACGAGATACGTTGTTTAAACCACCTCTATTGATACCCGCTGGTGCGAACCAAGGAGCAGCAATTTTATCGTTGTTTGCGTATACACCTGGTATTAATGTAGATGCAGGAACCCAAACATATTTTCCAGTTGCTGGATCAATCATGTTACACCATGGCCAGTAAGTAGCTGCGTATGAATTATCGCGTGTCTGAGCTTGAGTAACGGCGTCACTGACTGTTGAATTGTAGTCTGTTAAATCAACGATATATAAATTATCTCCACGGTTTTCTGTGTTGGTGATAATTGTAGATATTGTTGATGTGTGTAGGTCGTTAGTTAATCCTGGTGTTGTTAATATGTTGAATCTATATTCGTCTTTGTTTGACAATAGATTAATCATGTTTGTGTAGTTACCAGCGTCCAAACCTTGTGTGTTTGTTGCAGTGATGTTTTCGTAGAAATTAGCACCACCTTTAATTGTACCAGTAGCACCACCAAATACACCTTGTTGAGCAACAGGTAATTTTGCTGCGTATCCAGTTTTTGGTTGACCATTTGCGTCTAAGTAGTCTGGTGTTGTAACGTTAACCGCTTTTACACGAACATATTTTGATGCGTTAGAGTAAGAACCACTGAATTCCATCTGTTGTGTTGATGGGTTGTAGTTTAATTTAGTATCGCCAATTACACGTGCAATGTAGTTTGGTGATTTTGGGTCTAAGTTTACACCGTTAAATGATTCAAGTACTATTTTCTTGTTTGTCGTGTCGTTACCTTGACGAATAACTACGTTAAATGTACCTGTTGATGCATTTGGTGATGTGATTTCAAATCTAATGTTGTCTACTGTACCTGAAGTTAAACTACCGTTTGTTCCAGTTGTTGTATTGTTTTGATTTGCACCTTCACTGATTGTTTCAAATTCGAATATGTTTACTCCACCTCCTGTAACGTATGATGAACTAACATAACCATCAAACACATATGCTGAATCGTCTGAAATAACAGATGATGTAGCTGGTGAATAAGAACCAGTTGCAACACGAGCAACCAATAATGATTGACCACCGTAGTTGAAATAATTGTATGCAGCAATTGATGTAAAATAAGAATAAACATCACTTCCACTAGCGATGATGTCACCGAATACGTTTTTGTATTCTGAATAAGATGTAACTACAGTTGGAACCTCAACTGGTCCTTTAACTGTTGGGCCAATAATAGCGGCACCAACTTGAATAGGCTGACC